ATCTTCTACTACAATTTTTTCAACATAAAGTGGCAGTTCTTCAATATCTGCAGGATAATTTTCTCCTTCACTAATAATTGCAACTGCAATAATCTGCCCATAGGTAGGAGATTTTGGTTTTTTATCTAAAATTGCACGACCATATGCACCATATCCTTTATTGCAACTATCTTCAAAAGTTACTATAGGAGCACTTCTATACCCCTGCCCAGGATTTGTAATATTGACACCAACAATTTTTCCAACTTTTGCAACATTACCAACAGTGTCAGTTAAATCTAGATTATCTACAATTTCACCAAGAATTACATTTCCTGCACCACCAAATCCATCACCACCAAAGAACTTCATTGTTGGTAATCCACACTTAGTTACATTTCCAAAATCGCATGGACTGAGAGATGATCCTTCTCCAAGAGGTGATCCAAATACTTCCCACTTTCCATATTTTTTCTCAAAGTCTGTTGCAAGATTTTTGGCTCCTTGAGAAATTGCTGTGCCACTTACAATCCCTTTAAATTTTTTACCAATTTCAGATTCAGCAAGATCTTTTAGTGGTCCGGCATCAACTTTATATTTGCTTGTTGTGGGACATATTTTTTCATCACCACAAGAAAATAATCCTTCAACTTTTTTTAAAACATCAATACCAGTTGTCAAGAAACTTTTTGGGTTGAAACTAAAAAATTTATCTAAAATAGATTGAATGGGTGCGAGTAAAGGACCAATTATAGAGTCTGTAATATTTACAAGATCATTAAAAAATCCACCAATAATTTGATCTGCTACGCAAGAAACTCCATTAACAACATTCTTTACTGCTGCAGTCAGAAGATCTTCTATGGCATCTTTAGCAGCATTTATAACTTTTGATGCTCCGCAGAATAATCCGTCAAATAAACTTTTGACTAATGCTGGTAGGGGAGATTCAATAAGTTTTATAATTGGTATGGGTGTTCCTAAGGAAATTAAGAATCGTTCAAGTGCAGTAATTGCTTTAGGTATTAAGTCTGTCAATTCATCTGTTAATGATCCTAGGTTTTTATTAACAAATCCAGTTATAGTATCTCCAACAAGATCTACCGTTTCTTTCATTTCATTTTGAAATCCATCAACATCATTTTTAAAGTTGGAGATAGTGTCAAAAAAATTATTAACATATGCATCCATTCTAGCAAAGGTAGAATCTTTGCATGGATCTGCTTGTATGATTACCTGTCCACTGGTAGAAGATTCCGGTTTATTACAACTCATGGTTTATTTTCCTCCGTATTGATATTTATTAACTTAATGTGAAAGTTACACCATCAACTTCTTCACCGGCAAGAAGTTTTTCTGCCTTAATTGCTTCTTCTATCTCCTTCTGTTCTTCTTCAGTCAAACCATTACCTTTCGGTTTTGGAACTTCATTTAATTTTGCTTCTGCTTCAGGATCAATACCAGCTTCCCTCAATAATTCCTTTTTGTCTGTCTCGGGTTCTGGTTTTTTTAAAGTTTTATCACTTCCGGATCCTTTAGGAATTGCTTTTGGAACACAAGGAGCAGAACTAGTCTCATTTGTTTCTGCTTTGCCCAAAAGTCCTAATGGTTTATTTTTTCCCTCAAAACCAGTTTTTGATTCAAATCTTCCTTTACCATAACGAGTTCCTGACGTTCTGCCCAAACATCCAGTTACAACTGGTTGTTGTCTTGCAGAACCATCCAAGAATTCTCCAGTCACTACATCACCTTGAGTCAATCTTATTGATCTTTGTCTATTTGTAGCACCAGTTCCATCAGTAACACCCAGTTGAACTAATGCATATGTAATTTCATCATCAGCAAGTTCACCCTCTTCGGATGAATGAAATCCCATTATAGCAACTTTTACTCTAAGACCATAACCACCAGTTCCTTCAATTTGAGCTCTTTGAGCACTATTAGACAAGACAATACCTAACCACTTATCATTGCCTACCCCATAAAATTTTATACTAGAAGATGGTTTTTCCATTATTGCGATTTAGTAAAGTTTAGTCCATAAGAATCACGAATTAAATTCATCGATGTTGATGCCTTATTTGGTTCAAAATGATGACGAAGTGCTTGAATTATATAGTTTCCACTCTGAACTTGATCTGGTCCTTGCTCTTTATTATCAGACGTAGCCTCTACTTCCAATTTAATTACATTTCCTGCTTCAAGAGTGGTATTGCATGGAACAGTTGCAGTATTAATTTGTGAGAACAAAATATTATATCTTGTGCTACCTGCAGCATAATAAAGTTCTGGACTGTTATTTACATCAGTATTAAGTCCTTCTGCACCAACATCAAAAATTGCAGTTTGAACTCTATGATATTTTTTACCTTTCTCAAAATCCTTTTTTAATAGTTCTGGTGGAGATTGTTTCTTTCCTAATGAAGAAAATTTGGGATCTTCCGTGAGACTTTTATTTGCAACTGATATATCAATCTCAGTAAATCCATTTGTTTGCGGATTAAAAAATATGTTCTTTGATGCATATACACCAGAACGAATTTGCGACAAAAGGTTCTGATCCTTTACCATATTCAAAGATGAAACTTTATAATTATTAGAATCATCTTTTAATTCTGCAGTAGAAATTAGTTGTCCATTAAATTTATAAGTTCTTTCAAAAGGATCTTGATTAATTAATTTGTCGGCAGAAATAAATTTAAATCCACTTCTAGTTTCATAGCAAAAATATCCAGGATTTATAACACTTGATGGAACTGTACGAATGCATAACATAGCAATCAAATCAATAGGTCTCTTTCTCATACCAAGAAAAGAATATGAGTTACTGGACTCATCAATAGAAATTTCAGAATCTTTGAATAAAAGATCTACCTTCAATAATCTTTTTACTGAGTCACTAATTTTGCCATTAAATCTTCTAGAAATCCTTGTGGTTTCATTTAACCAGGCAGTTCTTGATGCAAATTTTATTGCCAATGTTTCGGAATTTGAAGAATCTACAACACTCACGTCTGTAACATATAATTTTTTATAGTCATCATCTTCTGATGAAAAATCTATGGGTTCTCCAATTTCCGATCCCACTTTAACTAACAGAGTACATCCTGCTCTAATGGGTAATGATGTGTGAAGAGCACCTAATCTATTTTGTGTGTCATCCTTAGATTGTGCAGATCCACCAGTACTAGAAATTATAACTCCTCCTGTAATAATTGGAGAAAGTATGTTTTCAAAAAAATCAAAACTTATGATTCTCATCTCAGGAGTTTTGAAAACATCGACGCGATTTTCTCCATCAGGTGATATAATGATAAATTTTTCGAATACTGATCCTTGTGCTGATGCCATTTACGGTATATTGTTAGGATTATTGGAACTTGATCCAGAGGACTGTTTTGATGTAGAACTATTTACACCACCACCAGTTGGAACTTTAATTATCTTTTCAACCTCAATTGGCATAATAATTACTTTTTCCGAACTTTCATTATCTTCAGGAACAGAAATATTATCTGCAGAAACTTTTGGTTTTACAGATGAAATCTTAGCACCTTTTCCAATAGCAACATTAACTGAAGTTGGCATTACTGCTTCATAAGCTTTTATAAACTTCTCTTCAGCAGCAGTTCCGGAAGATCCACCAAGTTCAACTCCAATACAACCTGCAGTTCCATTACTTCCAATATCATTATGCACTAATAATTGACTTCTATTACCGATAGCACCACTTAAATTATTAATATAAGTAGACCAAGTTCCAACTCCATCTACATATCCATGCCTTGCAAATCCCAGCAAGGGATATCTTCCATCTGGTAATGGATTTAATGTTCCTGAAACATTTTTTCTAGCTTCTTGAGATGCATTTGCTGTTCTAAACACTCCACTAATTGCTTCCCATGATCCAATTTTTTTACCGGTAGCATCATTTAAAACTAATTTACCACTAGCACCATCACCACTTCCGATAAAATCAAGACTTCCTCCTGGTTTTATTGGTCCACTTGCAATTTCCACATTATCTGGACTCGATGAAGGTCTGTTTCCACCTATACCTCCACCTCCTCCAGAAAAAGATTTTTTAAATAAACCCATAATACTTTTAAATTTTTCAACATTTTTTTTAAAAGTATTTACAGTTTTTTTATTATTACCTAAAGATTTTGCAAATAATGAATATGATCTTTTGAGTGATTTGAGTGAAGGTTTTTTTGCCCCAGATTTCTTTGATTGAGAAGATTTACTTTTTGATGGGACAATTCCACCTTCGTTTCTCATGAGTGGATTTGTTGGTTTTGGTACTTTTGGTTGAATAGGATTAAAGTCAGAACCACCAACAGTATCACCAATTTTTATAACACTTCCATCAGACATTATATTTGGATCACTAGCATTCCTAGTAGTATTCTCATCACTTTCTTGTTGTGGAGCAGAATCCGAATCGTCAGATTCAACATCTAAATTGTTAAGTTCAACATCCAAATCTTTATCTAAAGTTTTTAATTCTCTCTCTATCGGATCCAACTCTACTTTTGATTTTTCATAGTTTGGAAATAATTGATTAAAAATAAATCCTAAACCAGTTCCTATAACACCAAATATTTTACCAGCAATATCCAATGCAGGTTTTATTTTGTCAATAAAATTACTTATATTCTCCAATATCTCAGGTAACTTGTTAACAAGAAATCCCAATAAAAGAAGTCCAAAAAAGTTCATTGCTTTGTCAAATATTGACGTAATCTTTCCAGTTATTTTTTGAGCTCCTCCTTTTAGAAAACTAGTGATCGGTTTAATTTTTTCTAACTTACTTTCTTTCTGTGATCTTATTTCTTTTTTTCTTTGATTTGCTAAAAATTTATTCTTATTAATTTTTGCTTTTTGAAGATCCTTTCTAGACTTTGTTAAAAAAGTATCTAAATTAGTTATATTTAATTTTACTTTGTTTAGTTGAATATTTTCCATCTATCAGGCTCCAAATATTCCTAATTGTTCTTTCATGTAACCAATAAAGAAGTTAGAAGGATCTTCCGCACCTAAAACCGGAATAGAATCTCCACCATTTTGAGATCCCTGTCCTCCAAGAGATGCCATCGACGTTTGTTTCTTTGTTGGCATAACGGTTATACCACTGCCTTTAGATTTGGTGGGAGGTTTTAATTTAGAGGCACCACCTCCAGAATTGGACGGTGCTACTTTTGCTGCAGAAGAACCTGAAGAGGAAGAAGAAGATCCTCCTCCACCTCCACTTCCTCCTCCACCTCCCATAGGGGAAGATTTATTTTCCGTCATTTTTTCAGATATATTTTTTAGAATCATTGCAAATTCAATATTTGCTTTTTCAAATTCTAAATTATTTTTTATTTGTGATTCAAAGGATTTTTGAATCACATTATAGAATTGTTTATCAGTAGAGTTCATACTTGCCAAAGTACTGATCCCCCAAAGTTTAGTTGCATCTCTACTAAAGACAAACTCACCTGGTGTTAACATTGCGGAAACAGTATCTTTATCTAATCCGTTTATATTTCCAGGAACTTGACCACCAACATTTAGTTTTTCTGCATTTTCAGCAGATTCTTTATTTTGCTTTTCATCATTTTTAGCACCAGTAACAAAATCATAAATTTTACCACCAACAATATCACCCAATATACCACCAGCAAGAGTTCCAACACCAGGAATAGGAATCAATGATCCTAGTGCACCACCTAGCATAGCACCCACTGCTTTTGCCGCTGCTCGTCCTATAGGTTCTCCAAGTGCCAATGATACTGCAAAATCAATTAATCCACCAAAAATAGGAATTCTTTTTAAAAGAGGTCTTAAAAATTTAGTGACACCCTTCAAACCAATTTTTGATACTATTTTCGATCCTGCTTTAGATGCAATATTTTGAACTCTACCAATTGATTTTGATACAATATTATTCCTAACTCCACCGGAAGCATTTCTAACCAAACCTCCTCTTGGTTTATCAATCCTTCCAAATCTCCTATTTCCAGCACGATCTCCAAATCTTCTCCTAAACCTTCGTTCTGATCTTGACCCAATTCCCCTTCTTCTTCTCCTTCCACCACCACCAAAAGCACGGGCAAATCTAGCAATTGCTCTTACTGCTCTATAAAGTTTTACAAGTTTTCTTACTACACCAAGTATTAATACACCACCGGCAATACCTACAACCCATTTCCAATTTTTAGTAAGTGTATCAAAGATACCTTGTATAAGTTCAATATTTTCAGGTGTCAATAGTTGATTAATTACGAATCCACCAACAAGTGCCCCAAAAAATCCCAATATTTTATCAAATATACTTTTAATTGGTGCTCCAATTTTATTAACAATACCACCAATTGCACCACCAACTTTTTTTAGTGCTTCAATATCTTTTTCTTTTTTCTCTCTTTTCTTTAAATCTGCTGCTTTTTGTGCATTTTTTAATTCTCTTTTTTCTTTACTAATACGAGAAGAGTAATCCAGTTCTAATTGCTCTTTTATACTGATAAGAGACTCATTGATTTGTATTAAAGCATTTTTACCGGATTCTGGTCCTAAAGATGCAATTGCACCTTCTTTTTTGTTAGTTCCCTTTGCCTTGAGAATATTTGTTATCTTTGTAATTTTTTGCTGATTGAGCGCAACCTTAGAACCTAATTCACTAAATTGCTTTTTAGATATTTTATTTGCAGATATCCTTGATATCTTACCTTCTAATTTTTCTAGTTTGAGTAAACGAGTATTTGTATTATTAAGATTATTATCTACACTATCAATACGATTCTCTACGTTATCAAGGCGTCCATTTATGACATTAACATCTTTTTCTAATTTTGATACCCTAGGTTCTAAATTATCAGCCATTTTGTTGTTGTGCCTTTAGATTTTCCTCTTCAATATATTGTGAGAGTAGAGTCACATAAATTTCTCTCTCCCAAGGTATCATATTCTCTAGTTCTGTTAATGAGTATTTATGATGTTGCATGAGGGCAAAGTTAGTCCTGTAAAAATTTTCAAGACTCTCATGCGACATCGCTAATTGAAAAAACTAGCCAATCCCTCAAGAACTACTTCACTTTCAACTTTAGTATTCGGATTGGTTACTTTAATGGTATGAGAAAGTTTAGGCATGGTCTCAAAAAATTTCTCAACTTCCTTAAATTGTTTAGTATTCATTTGATCAACAAAGTCTTTAAGTTCTTTCTTTGTACAATCTGATGCTGACCAAGACTCTTCTTCTGAAAATACTGTACTAATACACGATATAATAATACTTAGAGATTTGTCAACCTCACTTACGTTATCATTAACTTCAAAATTGCTTTCTACAAACTGATTCAATGAAGGATACCTCATTTGAATGGAAAGATCTTCATCCAGTTTTATAATATTTGAATGTTCTGGATCTTTTTGCACTTTAATTTCATCAATAAAAATTTCGGTTGCAACTTGTGTTTCACCATCATCTGGACAAGTTATATTGACTTCAACAGTTTCTCCAACTGATTTTGCTCTAACATTTAAGAAAAGGTATTCAATATCAAAGGTAGAGAGATCATTGACTTTAACACCTCTACTCATTAAACAATCTGAAAGAACTGTTTTAATTGCATCAGAAATCTGTTTAGTATCTTCAGATTCCAATGCCATAATTAAAATTTTTTCTTCTCTGACTAAGAAAGGACGATATTTTATTTTTTTTCCAGTAGAAGGCAATTCCAACTCATAAGTCGGAGTATTAATTTTTGGTAAAGGCATAACAACCCATTATAATTTCAGTTGTGATTATTTATCAGTCTTTAGAATATCCGAAAAATTCTCGACTTATATTGGAGGTATCTTTACTCCCAGTAATTTTTTTATTTGAAGCAGTTTTTTCCATAATATATCTATCATATGCAAATGAAACTGTAACTTTAAGTAACTCTGCTGCTCCATATTTAACCGGTATTGAAGTCATACCTTTTGGAAAAGGATTTACAAAATTATATTGAAGGTAATTTTGACTAATTTTATTAAAATCTTTTTCAAATTTTATAATTGATAATGTTGCAGCTTTATATCCACAATCTTTTTTATTATTTGATGTTGGAGAACCCATGGGATAATTAAATTTTCGATAGTATGATCTGGTATTAGTATTAGGAACTTTTTGATCTGTACCAGATATCCAGTCCATCCATCCTTCAAAAAACTTTATCATCTTATAATCTTTATCAACATAAAAAGTAAAATCACTTTCAACGTAAAGTCTAGTATGTGCAAATTGTTGATTTATTCCTTGAAAATTATCTTTAACTTCTGAAGTTGCAAAAGAACTCGTGGGCAAAGATGCCTCTGCACATAACAATCCAATATTATCAAGGGGCCATCTAGAATCAACTTCATATTCTTGATTCAAATATTCTAGAATTGCTTTAGGGACTCCAGAGATTGACACTTGATATTGATTATCCAAGGATGGTTTGACAAGATCACTCTTAGTAAGAGCTTTCATTTTATATCCTTTAATTACAGAATCTGCCACTCTAAATACCTTATATGGACTTTTATTATTAATTATTTAGATGGCATATAGAGGAAAATATCAACCATCCTTTCCAAGAAAGTATAAAGGTGACTCTTCAAATATAGTATATCGTTCTTTATGGGAACGTAAATTCATGGTCTACTGTGATAAAAATGAAAATATCTTAGAATGGGGAAGTGAAGAAATTGCACTTCCATACAGATCACCAGTTGATAACAGGGTTCATCGTTACTTTCCAGACTTTTATATAAAAGTCAAAGAAAATAATGGAAGAATTAAAAAAATGATTGTTGAAATTAAACCATTAAAACAATGCATTGAACCCAAGGTTCAAAAGAAAAAAACTAAAGGATACATCTTTGAGGTTGTCGAATACGCTAAGAATCAGGCAAAATGGGCAGCAGCAAAAGAATGGTGTTTAGATCGTGGTTATGAATTCAAGGTACTCACAGAAAACGAGTTAGGTATTAAATAATGGCACTAACAGGATATGAAAAAAACAGACTGAATGATTATACGGTCTCTGAATTAATATCCATTGCAAAAAATTACTATGTAACCTTTAAATTACCGTCCGGTGAAACTAGCACTAATTATGGAAGATTAAATAAAAATCAACTTATAAGTGAAATTGAAAAAGATAGGGATTATAAATCCAATACACCAACAAATTTAAAGATAGAAGAATCTGATATCAGACCCACTGACGATGGTGGTAATAGAGTTAGAGCAGTAGTAAACAGATTGATTGGTTCTGAAGGTCCTGATTCATTATGGAATCAAATATCAAGTGCATTGAGTTCTGATACAGATATGGTTCCTGAAATAGGAGAACTATATACATTTAAATATGTGGCAAAGACTCCAAATATAGTTTATGACCTTTATCCATTGATTGTTGCCGAAAATTACTTACAGTCTCAAAATGGAACAGTTGGATTCATTGGATTCAATTTTCACTGGAATAAGTATAGAAAATATACATGGGAAGAGGTTCAAACACCCCTATATAAAGTTCGTACAGGAGAACTTGCAGACTTAAGAGAAATTCCTTATGCTAAGTTTCTAAATAGTTAGAAAAAATAAATGGCAGAATATAAACCAAAGGGTAGACCAGGTGCAAATCAATGGTGGGATGTTCTTGATGTATTCAATGATCCTGCAGTAGAAGATGATGTTCGCACTAAA